GGGCACGAACCTGGCAAACTCCTCAAACAACAACAAATAACCGGAACTAAAGTACAGCACTGAGCCCGCTATCAACTTGGCCTCCAAGTTGAACAAGTTGGACATCTTGTTCACGGCCAGCACGCAATCAACACCCGGACTGATCCACATCACATTATCATCGCCCTTGGCCATCATGTACCTAACGTTTTCTCGCCCAATAGACTCCGACGCGGAAACAAAGTTGTAGACCAGATTTCCCAACATGGTGTGTGGTGCACCCGACTTCATCTGGTAGGCCGACACAAACATCAACCCAAGAGCCTTGCTCGACACCTTTCCCACGTAGGAGTCCGCAAATATGTCCATCACACCCGGATCCAAACCCAGCTCCACAAACAACAACGACTCAACCATCCTAGCCAACAGGTTCTGCGACTTGTCGTATTTCCCCGAGTCCATCTCTATGGCCACCAACTGCTTAAGCATCTCGTTGTGTTCCGTCAGCCAATCGGATATATCATCATCGGACATACGACCCGCGCTGCACAGCTCCGGGCGCAACGCACCATCGAACCTCTCGAACATCACTCTGAACACACTAGTGAAGAGCGCCGTGTCCTTCTTCGACAAGCTCACTATGACTTGCCCTTGACCAATTTCCATTTGTGCGGCCGTACTCAGCTTCGGCTTGACACGCTTCTTGATGATGGTGTCGTACCTCTCCATTTCCAATTCCACCATGTCTCCCGGACACTCACCGTCCAAAACCTTCCCGTAGTTCTGGTCTTTCCCTGCTCGCCAGGCGATGTAGTCGGTGACATTGAATGACACGGGGTCCTTCTTGTAGGCCTTGCCGATAGTATCACGGAATCCGGGAACGAACGCCCAGTCCACAAAGTCGTTCACAAGCTTGGCAGCGTACTCCCACACTTCGTTCTGCATCTGCATGTCCGGTGGGCTCCAATTCCTCTTGGCCGAAGCCAATATGGCGTCGACAAGAGGGGTCCTCGACATAGGTAGTGCCGACGTGCGCAAAGGCGCCTCAGCATGCAACACCTCAGGAGCCGCGATGTCCTTATTAATTTCGATTTTTCCGTGAAACTCTGTGTTGACGTTGATGTCGTTCACCCTACGCATCTCCGCCACATTCTGAATCTGAGCCGTGGAATTCCCGGGAAACAACTCATCGTACACTTCTTGCAATGCGTACGCCGGGTCTGGCACTTTG